AACCACCCATAGAAGATTTGCCAATGAAATAACCAGTCTTACCAGCTTTCATTTCCCAACTACCATTGTAGTATTTAGCCATAATAGCTAATTTGTGGAGTGTGTCCCATTTATCTCTTTCTGAATAAGGTATAGAGCATCCAGAGGGCTGTGTATTTACTTGACTCTTCATGTATTTATAACCAGCCAGTTCATTTTCAGAGTAAGCCTTCAATGCAATTGCTTTAAGAGCATTGTTACCACTCTTGTACCATTCCCTTGCTTCTTCAAGAGATATGGAAACATTTCTTTTCTCTTCCATGTTATTTCTTTGTTTATCAATGTCAAAATCACTTCCAGCACATTGGTTCATTACCTTTCCATTCAACAAGAAAGGCTCTATGACCTTAAGTTTGATGCCACCTTGAACCTCACAAGAGTTCTTGTCCCATCCTACTACCTGCATAGCAGTAGAATATCTTTTATCCTTAATCATATCTCCTGCTTGGATATTATCAAAAGGACACAAGAACATGTATTGTTTCATCTTTCTTGTCTTTGAATAACTCAGTTTTTGGTCTGTGTAGACCACATAGATTGTCCGTACCATAGTTTATTGATTATTTAAGTTCTTCATCAGAATCATTGAGATACTTACATAATGTAAGCACCTCAAGTTCTTCTTTATTAATAGTTTTATAACACACAAATACAAGTGCAGCCACCAGCATTATACCATAAAAGAAATATCCTTGGTCATAAATACCATCTACACCCATCATGAATATCATGGTTACAAGGATAGTCATGTATAATAACATACCCTTGAATATCATTTCAATCTTCTTCATATCTATTGATGTTAGTAGTTGGATAAAACAGGTAAAGAATACCACAGATTACTGTTATTATTGCTGTAATCTCAGTGACTATACCACACATAGTAGATAATACTCCCATTATTGCTATAAGTCCGAATGTATTTTTCATTTTAAGAATTCTGTTACTGTAATAATATCATATTTAATGTGATTCAATAATGCCACATGCTCAGCTTCTTCAACTGTATTTGCATAAATATCCCCAACCTTAATAAGGTTATTACCTATATGTTTGTACAATTTGTACTTATTATGCTTCAATAATTGAGTATATTCTTTTAAATCCATTATCTTTTTCTTTTATATTTATTGAACTCTTTTCTTGCAACATCTCCTTTGGAGAATGTCTGCATAGTGATGCTATTGTCTGATGTAATTACTATTGACCATTCAAAAGCATGTGTTCCAAACAGTGAAACTGTTCTACCCAATTGGTCTGTAACTGTAGCTCTTAATGTAGAGTCGCAGTTACCTCTGTTGTATTTCTTTGCCATAATTATTTTATTAATCTTAATAACTCTCTTTCTTCCGGCTCTTTAAATCCTCTGGATACTAAATCATTATAGTTTGATAATGACTTTGGTAAATTGAGGTTTATTTCACCATAGAATGATTGAATATACAAAGGATTGTCTTTGTGAGCTTCTGTAGAATCAACCTTTTGATAAAGGTTATTGCAATAGCTTAAAAATTTTGGATGTCCCATATGTTTATAAGTTAATTTGTTAATAATTGAAGCACATACTGGATTTGAACCAGTGACCTTCATTCCAACTACCTTTAAAATCATTGGATATGATGCTCTAACCACTGAGCTAATGTGCCTTTAATATGAGCTTATTTACTTGCAGAGGTGTACTCTTCCTTAAATAGGCAGACTTTCTTTTTAGGTTTCCTTTACTCGGTTAATACATGTGAGTCCCTCTGGGATTTCTGACTTACCTCTTCTATTGACAATTATGTCTAAGTATTAACACTACTGACTTTTGTCTTAAGCAGGACTTACAGGCTACCATTCTCTCCCATTATTTCATCTTTCAGGTGGATGTATGTTAGGTCCCCTAAGTGGTCAACACATGAAGTAACATCACTCAATATCTGTCCTTATTATTTTAATTATTAGTTCTTTCTTAACATATTTTAATGGCATATGTCCTGTCAACTGCTACTATTGTTCACAATTGATTGCCTCAATTAGCCCATTGGTATGTAAGTTGTGTGCTTATTATAAGCATTTTTTTGTGGTCCAATGTAACTCTAAGCACTGTTTAGTTTGACATTGTAACCAGTAAATTCAGTTATTCTATTACTCCTCTTTTTCTTTTTGACATGTCTTTGATTGTGGCATAATGTGGGTGAGATGATATGATAAACCACTCACTCTTCCATCATTTGAACCATCAAACAATCATAGTTTGAAACACTCAATAAACATAGAAAGAAAGCATAGAGAAAGGACATTTAAGACCTATTCATTCTTGCACTCTTTTATAGTCTTCAAAGCATAAAGAAAGACTACTCAAAGCATACAATATTCTTCTAAGTACTATTAATACTCACTAACAAATGATGTTAATGATATTAACACTCCAGAAGTGGAAATAAATAATAAGCTGGGAAAGTACTAAATAAAAAAGCCTATTATCTACTTCACTTCTGGAGTACTATAATACTTGGAAATAAATATTAGTGCTTGATTAGTCTGTTTCACCTAATCTGCACTCAGTATAATCTAAAGAACAAAGCATACCTTTCTTTCAAGGGGTTTGACATTGTTTATACCAATAGATTTATCTGCCCATACCTAATCTTCCAAGGAGTTTGGGAATATTTGGGACCCAAGTACTATTAATACTAAGAGAAATGGTATATTGGACAGAGATTAAATCTCCATCCAACAATTAGCCACCCAAACAAATGTAGAACCAGCATGATTCATATGCCAATTACCATTCTCAGTATATTGCTTTGAGAAGGCTTCATCAGAGTCTATACTTGATGTATGACCATCTAACCAAATTATCTTGTCCATAACTATTAATGCTTAAAAGATACTATTAATGCTCAGAAGAATAAAACAGAAAGAGGGCAAAGCCCTCCTTCATTAGAATGTTGCCAACACTGGTGCACCACCTGTGCCTTCTTCATGCAGCAGCCAGAATACTTCACCATCAGGTGTTTCAACCTGTGATACCATAGGATGCTGTGGAATGCCCTTAACTGCAACAGCTCCTGTCTTAGCACCAAAGGTGAAGAACAGCTTGTTGGTCTTAAGATTCTGTTTCACTTGGATTTTGTCCACATGTTGAGCTGCTTTAAACTGTTCAACTGTCAATGTCTCACGGAATTTTAACTGATTGTCCATAATGTAAATGATTTAAATTGTTAATGAATAATTGTTTAAACCACGGGGGTATGACCCCACTGGCTAAGTGATGGGGGAGGTGGGGTTGGTGTATATCCCCCTCATGACTATACACAACTTTTTAAAATCAAAAAAAAAATCAAAAAAAAAATAAATTATTTGGAAGATGTCTTGTATTTAGGTATCTTTGGCTAAAAATTAAAGGTATGAAAGAGAAGAGTTATAATTTATTTGGGAGTACTTGGAAAATACAGTTTGTAGATGAAGTAGTTGGTGAAAATGATAAGTGGTTGTTTGGGGAAATAGAAAGTCCTTCAAGAATAATAACCATCAGCACAAAGAAACCTGATGGGAGTAAATTATCAAAGGATGAAATTGAACTTACTTTATTACATGAGATAGTACATTCTATATTT